GAACAGCGCCGAGCCCTGATCGGAAGTGAGCCAGGTGCCGCCGGTGAGCGTGGCAGTCGCAACCGCCGGCATTCCAAATCCAATAAGCACGCTGCTACCCCCACACCGTCATCACCACATCACCCGTGGCAGGGTTCCGCTCCACGCGGCGCACCAGCACCGGCTTGCCGTCGGCAAAGCCGTATCGGCCGTACGTCAGGCGGCCGACCTGTCCAGGCAGCGGCGCCAACTGCTGGTCACCGCGCACGGTGAACTGGTAGAAGAAACGCTGCTGCCGGTAGATGCCCACCACCCGGTCGATCTCGGCCTGAGCATCGAGAGAACGCCAGAACAGCGATATGACCGGGTCGGCCGCATCGGCCCTGCGGTAGTGCGCGTCCAGCGGACCGGCCGCGTACACCTGGCCGCGGTACAGGGCGGTCAGCTCGTCGCGCCGCGCCTGCGGCACGTCAACCACGTCGGTGACCAGGTCCGACGCCCCCAAGGCCTGGGCGTTGGGGCGATAGGCCATCCGCCGCGTCAGGTTCGGGGCATCATCAGGGACGCCAACCAGATCGGTCGCCATTTCCGCCTCAGATAGCTCAAACGCCATGGGGCCGGTGTATGCCTCTGGCGCCGCCACGCGAACAAACCGCAGCACCCCGGTTGCATCCTGATAGCAGCCAGTGCCAAAGCTCGGCAGCATCGCATTCAACGCGTCACGGCCGGTGACCGCCGAGCCTGCGTAGTAGCCGATCCCGGCATAGCCCGTCGCAGTATCCACCGCCTGGCAATCGGCCAGCGACCATGCCCCGCTCCCCAGCCGGCCCATCACATCCGCGACAGCAGCTGACAGCGTGGCCGGCGCCATGGCGGGGCCTATACTGGACATGTCCGCCACCACCGGCATCACGGGCGGCGACTTCATGAGCAGCTGTTGGCCATCCGGCGATACGCTGAACGTGCCCGCCTCCATCAGGGCGCCACGGTCCATCACCCTGTCGACGTACACACGTGAATCCGCAACGAACAGC